AACTAAGCAAATCTAAAACCGCATCGGTGAGCCCTTTTTCGATGCGCTGGTCATTTCCCACCAGCCGGCCGCAGCCTATGCCGAACCCTGCGTTGGGGATGTTCCAGAAATTCGCGCTGAGATAGGGCAAAAACGGCAGTTCGTGTTCTTCCTTGCGAATCAGAACCCCGCGATCCCCGCCCTCAGGAACTAAAACCGTATAGATCCACTGTGAATCGTGGCGCTCGAACATCTGGATGGGCCGTTGAATCGGATCGACGCTCGCCGGCTGTTCGGGATTGTTGGCGTGATGGATGGCCCAATTTTGACCTCCCAGGTTCTCGAGCACCTGGCTGGGCGCGGCGGCGTTCCCTTCATGCGAGAAAAAGTATGCTTTTAGATCATCCTCGCTGGGGATCGAATAGCCGCCTACCTGTTTGCCGGTTTCATCTTTGATGATGGGCTGATTGCGCAGCTTCTCGAGATCCTCCCAGGTGGGGTAGGTGACGTGGACAACGTACTTGGCTGCTTTGTGCAGCGCATTGGCCTTGTTCCATGTTGGATCCACCAGCAGCGTACCCAGCTCGCAGAGCTCGAAAGTGAGTCCTTCCTCCACCACTTCGGTGTCGGTCACGATCAGCTCATTCGACTCTTTGGTGTGGATGATCAGCTCCCCGAACGGGAGTTTGTATTTGACCGGAGCGGCTTTGGGGGCGCGCAGTTTTTTGATTTTTGTGTCTTTGCGCCATCCCACTTTGACGATCACGGTTCCGAAAGTGGTCATGCTCTCGAGAGCGCGCTCGCTTTCGGCTTCAAAATCGCATTCATCGAGCAGGGCGCCGTAGAGGGCTGTCTTGGCGCGCGCGGTGGTCTGACTGGTCGCCGGCCGCGGCCGAATTAAAAACGGCGGCATCTCATAAAAAATGCCGCCCTTCATCGCCGGCACCAGGCTGTTGACGTGCTTGGCAACCGTGAATCTGCTCACGTTCGCGCGCGCTACTGTCGAGCCTTCGAATGCTTGATTCGTCCGCGGGGCCTGGTAGAGAACGTCCGATTCTCTCCAGTGCAGGTTCCACTGCTTTTGATCTAGGAAGGTGCGCGCTCGAGCCGCATCTTGAATGGTGAGCTCCACGGCCGCGTCATCGTCGTACTCGCCTTTGAGCGGGTTTCCTGTCCAGTCCTGGGGCTCCAGCTGCAGACTGCCGTTAACCATGCCGGGGAGTGTCGCCATGTTATAGCACCATCCTTAATGGAAAAACCTCGAGAACTTCGAGAGGGCGACACTCCCGCAATTCACGGTCAAATTGTTCCAAATTCTCAGTGGTAGGCGCGGCGATCCGCGTCACCACACACTGCACATAGATACCACTCTCCGTCTTTCCTTCCCAGATGCGGCCTTCTACACTTCCCGAGGGCGTTTTAACGACAACGATCTGCTGGGTGCTCTCGATGGTGATTTTCACGCGCATTTCTCCCAAAAGGTTCATCGCTGATCTTTCATCAACAAAGCGGATAAGAGGCCGGCGGCGAGGATGACTCCAATCAACACCCAAACTATCATTGCCTAATAAAACCTCCTAAAACAGTGCTGCGGCATCAGCAGATTCCCCTGGTTGCGATGGCCGCATTTGCGGTCATCAAAGCCTCACGGACTTTACGCAGCGCAGCCTGTTGGTCCTCGCAGATGGGGGTAAGAGTAAGAATCATATTGGCAAAGTCGTAAGCGCTCTTGCGCAGCTGCGCGTACTTCTCCAGTTGGTCGCCCTCGGGCGGGTGGTAGCGGAATAGCTCGTGTAGAGACTTGCGATCTACGCGCGCAAACCTGGTCAAGCCCCAGAAAGGACAATTTTCCGAGTGACCCTGGCTAACATCTGCTTTATCGATGGGCTGGCCACATCCTGCGCAGATAAATGGTTGAGCATTTGGATCTGGCAAGCTGCGTCCATCAGCGGCGTGTGGAAGGGGATTGAGATCCCGCATATCGGACAGGCCAGCGCTGTTTCCAGGCAAGCCGGATTGTCGCACAAGGTTCTTTCCAGGTTTGCCCACCCGCACGGGTTTAGCTTTCTTCCTACTGGCAATAGGCATGGATCATCCTCCGTGCAACCGCAAACAAAGCATTGGCCTGGTGTATCCATAGGGGTTATGCTCCCCATATCTAACACATATACTCTGCCCATGCCAAGGTGGACAAATTAAAAGCTATAATTACGCTTTAATTATCCGCTCAGGCCCGGCATCATCTCCTCGAGGTCCTCGTGCCGCGGCGGTTCCCATTCCGGCTCAGGCTCGAGAACCGGCTCGGGCTCGACATACTGGCCGCGGCCATACACCTTGTTGTAAGCATCCTCCGCGATGTACTCGTTCCATTTCTCGTCGTTGGTCATTTCAAAGTCGGCCGCGGCGATGGAAGCCGGCAGCTTGGACGCCACGCGCGCCACCACGCTGGCGATTTCGGTTTCCTCCACCATGCCGAAGTGGTAGAGCTGTTTGAATACTTCGCCCTGGTTGGCCACATCATCGTGGAACAATAACCGGCCGCTCATCAGATGGGGCTCGGCGCTCTTGATGGCGAAGGCGCGCGCTGTTTCATCCTGCAGAAACTCGCCCCACAGGATCTCGATGCGCCAGTTCTGGGCCAGGGCCTCATTGCGAATATGGTTCACCATCGTGGAGGCGCCAGGTGTGTCCTCGATCTCGATGCGGTGCGTTTCCCAACGCTTGGCGCTGGCCACCACTCGCCGCGCCAGGCCGGTGGGCGCGAATTGGCCGCGAATCACTTCCACAATGGTGATTCTTCCGTCATGCTCGATGCCCACGGCGCCGGCCGCGTTTTTAGATTCCGCATATTCGAAGCGCCAGCAAATATGAATCTTGTCGTCGTGCCGGCTGGAGGCCTCCAGAACCTTGGCCGCCTCGAGCCGCTCCATCGGGAAGGTGGGAACGAACGAGCCTTCCGCGACATTCATGTATTGCGTCCAGTACGTTTCGGAATCGAGATCCTTCTCGCTACGCAGGAACTCCCAGCTGAGCTGTTCGGGGAATTGCAGGATCACATCGCTTTCGCGCAGTTCGTCATCATCCAGCTTCGCGGCGTGGGCCTTGCGAATATAAGCCGGCTTCCAGTAAACGATGGTGTCCTGGCCGGCCTTGGCGATCATATCTCCGTATAGATCCATCGGGCCGTATCTCGTGCCGGTCACATCCACCAGGCCGGTTTCTCCAAGCATTTTTAGATTCAGGTAAAAATTCTTACGCACTTTTTTAAGCGCGAATGCGGTTTGCGAATTGCGGTTGTCCTGCACATCCTCGGACTTGATTACATCGGGGTGCCAGCCGGAAAGCGACTGCTCGATGGATACGCCTTTGAGGGTGGGATCGCGCCGGAACTTTTGCCGCGCGGGAGTATAAAACTCGCCGGCCTTGGGCAGTTTGGTGATGACGTGCTCGGGAAAGCAGATGTGAAAAGCGGTGCGTGGTGAGCTGATGGGGCAGTAGAAATGGCTCGCGCATTCAGCCACGAACGCATCGGCCAGCGGCGAGTCAGGGCTGTTCGAAGCACACATGACCATGATCGCCACATCGGGAAAGTTGATCACCCATTGAGTCGAGTCGCAGATGTTGAAAGTCGTCTTATAGGTTTTGCGCGGGAGTAGCAGGATGCGCCGGCGCCGGAAACGCGCGGCTTCTGTCAGCTGGCGCTCGAGCGCGGCGGCCGGATCCTCGCCAGGCCGTGGCGGGGTTTTCCGCACGAACACATCGGCAACCGGTTGGTGCCATTCTTCGGTAATGCGGTGATAGCCCAGGCCCCACTTAGCTAAAAAAAATAGATCCGTTTGCATACGCACCCTGGTTTCGAGCCGGTAGGGCTCGTCATCCACCAGGCGCGCAATGTCGATAGGGTTTTCCATCTAAGCCCCGGCTGCCTGGGGCATCTCGGCGGCCTCGCCGCCCTCGGGCTCGCTCTGTGCTTCTTCGGGGGATTCCATCTCGCCAAATTCGGGGTGATCGCCCATGTGCTGCGCCAGGTGGCCCTGGGCCGATTCCATATCCGGCAGGATGTGATCTTCGGTGTGCGACAGGCCTTCGCTGTGCGGTCCCGCACCGTGGTGCCGGTGAACCGTGGCGTGATAGCCGCCATTGGCTGAGCGTTTGTAGGTGATCTCATGCGTGTGCAGCTTATGTTTTTTGCCCTTTCCGTCGAGGGCGCGCTTGATTTCGTGCTCCATCTCATCTCCTCGCGCATAGCTAGGTTTTGGGGCGGTCCCGCGTAGATCGCCCCAACCCGGTAAGGAATGCTCAGAATCCAATCTCGAAATTGGCGAGATTGCCGATGTTGGCTCCTGCTGTGCCAAAAGTGAGCGCCAGCGCGAAGTAGGCGACGGGATCGGCCGGCTGCGCCACGGTCCCGGCCTGAGTAATTGGCACGTTGGTGCCGTTGATGCCAGTCAACTGGTTGGTGATCGCCGCGACGGCGATGAGCGTGTTGTTTATCATCCCGCTCACCGTTCCCTGCAGTGCTCCGCCATTGCTGTCGTAGATGAGCCGCGCTTCCAGCCACCAGGGCACATAAACGGCGGTGGCCACCGCCGTGGCAGTCAAGGCCTTGATGGTTGTCCAGTTGGCGGCGGTCAGCGGTGTGGCCGGGATCGATGTTGCTCCAAGCAGGGTCGCATTGACCGTAGTGGTGCCGGCGGCGACGAAGGCAGAGCCCTCCGCGCGCACGGTGAAACTGCGCCCATCGAGGGCGCCTTTGCCTGGCAGGGCGAGGGTGCAAGCAGTAAGAGGGTTGGAGGCCAGCGCGAGCACCTGTGCTGTAGCGGCGGTGCCAAGAGCTTGCGCGGCGGGGGCCGCGCGACGGATCGCAATACTGCTCATAGTCGGATTGCTCCTCTCGGAAGGATGGATCCGGCCGGCGACTGACCGTGTGCGCTCAGTGTTGCGCTTTATCGGGCATTATGCAATATGCAAATTTTCAGATGGTAAGCATCTGGTATTCCGGCGGGATTTCGTAAGGCGTGTAGTTTGGATTATCGCGGTTGATGCTGTTCGCCAGGCGTAGAAAACTATAAGCCATAGTTTTATTTCCTTGCGCGAACATCGCGCCGGTGGCTGCGCCTAGTGCAAGTAGAAAGGTATCGTGCTCGTGCTCGGTCAGTTCGATTTTGTATGTCATACTTCCTCCACCATGATCCGGTGAACGTGCCACATCAGTTTTTTTTTCAACAAGTATACTTGTGTCTTGATGCCCTTTGCATCGAGCACATGGAGCTTTCCCTCGAGATCCCGGTAAGAAAAATCCGAGATGTAGACCGTTTGGGTAAAAGGTGGATCCGCGGGGATGAGCACGAAGCGGGGATGCTCCTCGAGCTGGCGGATCTTGCCGCAAGCAGCCAGGGCGTGAAGGTTGGTTGCTACAAGCATTTCATGCTTGGAGTCGTAGCCGCCGGCTTCCTCGCGGCCGGCGTTGTGAAACTTATGTTTCGCTTTCTCCGGTTGTGCTCCAAGCACATGGGCGGTCCATGCATCGCGTTCGGCTTTGCGTGTCATTCGCATTTTGTTTCCCTGCAAAATGTGTCGTTGACGACATAGGCAGTATGAATTAAATTTTCTCGCTATGCCAAAAAAGAAACGCGCTGCAGTGGTGAAAACAGTTGGGCTTATTGATATTCGCCTTCGTTTGTTACCGGATGATGAGATGGAAGTAGTAAAAGCCGCTGCCGCAAATCGTGGCCTTGGTTTCAATATGTTCGTGCGCCTGGTCAGCGTAGGAACTGCAAAGCGAGTGCTTGCCGAAGCTTCCCCAGAGGATCTCATCGGCCGTCATCTAGATCCAGCATTTGTAATGGGTCGAAATTCCCTAGAGTCTGCGTTGGACTAAGTACCAATACCCTCCCCCAAGCATCGCCGGGGCAAATTTGGTTCGTCTTTTGTGCTCGTGAAACGGAGCATGGGGAGAACTGCCCCCAAAGCGAATGCTCCAAGAACAAAAACGCTACCAGCAAAGGCTCGCCGGGGAGCTTTCCGCTACCCATGCAGGGTCATGCTCCAAGCATTGCATAAGCACACCGGGAGTATCGTCCATGCACGATTCTTTCCAGCCTAAAGTTGATGTGTTCATGCCCCTCTATATAGGGCAATACCTGCGTGACACGGCCCACCTGGATGCGGTGAAATCAGGCGCTTACCTGCATCTGCTTATGCATTTGTGGGTGAGTCCAGGTCTGCCGGCCGATCCCGTGGAACTGGCCACGATTGCCAAATGCACACCCGATGCTTGGAGCATCGCCAAGCATACGGTTATGCAGTTCTTTTTCCTCGGCCCTGACGGGCTCTATCACCAGAAGGCCAATGACCGGATTAAAGCCGACTGGATGGCTAAACGCCAGAAAGCGCACGAGAAAGCACAGAAAGCGGCCAATGCACGGTGGCGAAAACATAGAGAAAAGATTAGCGAAGGTGCGGCGAAAAACAGCGATGCTCCAAGCATTGCTAGAGCAATGCCCTACATCGGTAAAGAACAAGTACAAAAGCAAAAGCAGCCTCCCCCCACCCCCTCCGCTGCGCGGCGGGGGATTGACCAGGCCGGCCATCATGCTCCAAGCATCCCGAATGCATTGAGCATCGCCGTTGCTCCAAGCATCCGGGGTGCATTGAGCACGGGCGGCGGCAAGCAAAACGAAACAAAAGCGAAACCGCCAAAATCGCCCCGTAGAGCGCTTGCAGGAACCGCGAATGACCGGAAGGTCCACCAGGGAGATGCAAGGAGCAAGGCGGTGCATCACGCTGTCACGGCTGGGCATTTAAAAAACGGTTTGAACCCCGATTCTCGGCACGAAGCGTTTGCAGGGGAAGTTTTGCGGTTTTGGAAGGGGGTAAACCCGGAGCATCCGACCTATGCTCTGAGCATTCCCGATCTGCGCGCCCTGCGGGATCTGCTCGCGCATCACCAGGACTTGACCATCACCGAATTTCGCCGGCTGCTCAAGAATCGTGCCAGGTCGGAAATCAATCCGGCTGCAGCTCCGCACAAGTGGCTGCGCGCGATCCTTGAATATTCGGCGGGGCCGCTGGGCAAGTACGGCCGCCGCCTCCTGGCCGACGCGCCACGAGCGCTTTGAAAAAACTAAAAACCGCCGCCAAAACTAAGCGCTGTAAGCTAAAAATCTTAGTTCTGAAAGGAAGGGATGCTACGAGCATGAAAGATGCATTGGGAAACGAATTGAAGGTGGGCGATCTAGTGGCGGTGCAGCTGGAGCGGCCTTTGATTTTCGGCGTGGTGGATGTGATCGAGGAAGGCGGGATCGTGACAGGCGTCAACCACAAAGGCGAGGCGCAGATTCGCCTGGGGCGCGTGACGGTGCGCTCGATGCATACGGTGGCCGTGGATCCGCGAACACCAATCATCGGGTCTCTGCTGGCGCTGCGCGATGACAACCGGGCGCGAGAAGTATTCGAAGCGGCAGCCGAAGGGTATAAGAACTAAACAAGTATACTTTCCGACTGTAAATATATGCGCCAAATATAGAAAATATATGCGGCGTATAGCTAAAACACGCATGAAAACTATAAAACTAATCAACCAATGAGGACGATCTGCGCCAGTAAACAAACAAAGCGAATCA